CCAAGGGCATTTTCCAAAGTTTCGATCCGCTTGAGCGTGGTATCCATGTTGGCCTTAGCATTACGCATTGCTTCGACCGCCGCCTTGTCCTTAGCGACTTGTTCTTCGGTTTTATCAGTCATTGCGTCATTCCTCTCTTAATCATCCACAAAACCAAGCTGGTCACAGCAGCACCCTCCCCAGGCAGACGTGACGCCGGGCATTGAGCAGCGCCTCGACGTGACCCTTGGCGGTCACGGTCTTTCCAGCGCCGGACGCGCCGACGATCGCGGTGTGGGTGTCGAGGAGGTCGCTCACAGCAACCGCTCCCATTCCACCTGGCGCTCGATGTCAGCGGCAATCGCCTCCATGACCGCGATTTCTTCGTCAGCCTTGGACTGCGTCATGCGCTTGTTCTCGACCCAACGAGGATAGACGCGGCGACGCATGGCAATCTCGCGCCGGACGGCGGCCAGTTTGTCGGCGGCGGTGAAAATGCGGTCAGCCATCAAACGATCTCCCAAAATTCAATCTCGAATCCATGCGGTTTCCGGCTGATCTTCCAGTTGGTCTGGTGCGGTCGCCCGCCAGCGCTGGGCCACGGACCCTCGACCCTGCCGTTGAACAGTTTAACCCGAACGGCGCGATGCCCCGTGACGTTGCCGTCTTGGTCCAGGATCTCGCACTCTGGCGGGAGGTGGCCTTCATTGCGCTGCACCGGGAAGCACCTCTTTCTGGCTCAGCAGCGCAACCTCATGCCGCATCGCCCAAGCCCAGTCCCGATCCCCGCGCTCGAACGCCGCGGCCTCGCGCTCATGGCCCCGTGCGCGCAGGCGAGCGGCGCAGTTCTCGCGCGCCATCGCCATGACATCGGCGGGGGCTTCGAGCGGGGGGAGTTCGCGGACGGCGCTCATGCTGGCACCACCTTCCCCTCAACCAGCGCCAGCAGGTCGCGCAGCGTGGCCTTCTCACCCAAGCCAAGGATCTCCTCCTCGCCAAGCGTGATCCCGAACGCATCCTCGATCGCCATCGACACCGCGATCACGTCTAGGCTGTCGGGCTTGAGGTCGCGCAGGATCACAGCGTCCATGACTTCGGCCTCGGTCGTGGTGAACGCGCCCATTTCGGTCGTGATCGCGGAGAGGAGGCGGGTTTCGTTCTGGGTCATCCCTCTTTCCCGGCGCGCTTCTTCTCGGCCAGCAGCGACTCAAATTCGTTCGCTGCTTCTGCCGGGAACCCTACTGCGTGCTTGAGGTATTCAGCCTCGACGGCTTTGAGAGCAGCCGTGGTCGAGGCGTTGCGCAGGTCAGAAATCAGACCGTCGAACTTGGCCTTCCAGACCGGAGTTTCCTCGACCTGGGCCTCACCGCGGTCCTCGTCAGCCGGACCTTCGGCGGCGGTCGGATTTTCTTCGGAGAGGGTGCCGTCGTTGCCGGTCTGGGCATCGAGCGCGCGGGCCTCTTCTTCGGACACTTCGGTCATTCCGGCGGGCTGATCCTGACCCAACACCTCGCCGGTTTCAGCATCGTGCTCAGCCATCTCTTCCGGGTTCGGCAGCGCAACCGGGGCATCCGGCTCAACCGCATCAAGCACCCGTGAGGCGCTGAGCGCCGCTTCGTGCTCATGGCCTTCAACGTCGGTGAACACATCGCCCGACATCGGCAGGGTCTTGCTATGGCGGCGCATCACGGTCTTGCGGGCCATCTCGCCGAACCAGTCGACCCACTGGCCCTTGGGAGTACGCTCCTTGCCCCAGCGGTCGCGCGTCGCGCCAGTATTGCTGGCCTCGCGCACCTTGTTGATCTCGCCCCGGCGCATCACCTCAACCGAGACCGATCCATCCTTCATCCGCGCGATCGAGTAGGCGGCGATGATACAGTCGTCGGTCAGTTCCTCTTCCGGCAGATCGAGCAGCGGGCGGTGCCGGATCGGCGGCTCCATACCGACCTCATAGATGAACGCGCCCTTCTCCATCTCAGCGCGATAGACCAGGCCGGTTTGCAGGCTGACAACCTCGCCGGACTGGACGATTTTCTTCCGCAGGCCATAGACCATCGGCATGTACTGGCAGAGTTTCTTGCTATGAAACTGGCCGTCAGCGCCCTTCTCGCGGGTATTGAAGATCACCAGCGCGGCTTCACGGCCATCGGGCAGCAAGCCATCCTGAGCAGCCTTCATGCAGGACGTGATCAGCGATTGCCGATCGGCCGAAAGCAGGTCAGGGTTGTTCTGCGCGGCGGTGATGATCGTGCGCTGCAACTTGTCCGGCGAGATGTGGCTGGGCAGCGCCTTTTTGAACTCGTCGGCGCGCTGTTCAAGTTGGGTGCCCAGTTTGACAATTGGCGGAAGTTCCTTGCGCTCAGCAGGAAGATTTGAGGGGGCGTTCATGGGATTTCGTCTCCTATCGATTTGGGGTTAGAGGTTGGTCGCAGCGCGGCGCTGGATCGCTTCATCGAGATCTTCGCCGGTCAATTTTCCGAGGATTGCCTTGCAGGCGAACGATGGCTGGGCGACATCAACCTCCATCACTTCGACGCGCTTCCAGCCATCGCTGCGGGCATCGGGAACCTTGACGAAATCGCCTGGCACGACCGGCTCGCCATCGTTGATATAGGTGTACCGGCGAGCATCGACGGGGCTGAAACGGCAGGTAATGAATTGCGGCATGGGGACGGTCCTTTCAGCGGTTATTGACCTTCACGTCTTCGGTGATCGAGACGCCGGCCCAGTTGGTTTGCGGAGTAGCTTTGACGGTCTTGGCAAGGCGCTTCACCGCAGCCTCGATCGCCTCACGGACCTTTGCGTCGTCCTTGACCAGTTTGAACGCCTTGGCGTGGTCGGTGACGGTGACGACGATCTCGGTTCCAATGCTGGTCAGCGCGCCATCGTCCGCCCGGGCGCGCACAGGCTCGGGTGCTGCCGGTGCGGGCGCAGGAGGAAGTGCGGATTCGACGTTGTTCTCGCGTGCCAGTTCTTCGAGTTTGCGCCGTTCCTCGGCTTCCTTGGCAAGCCGATCTATTTCGATGCGGCGCTGTTCGCGGGCAAATTCGGTCTGCAACCCGGTAACAATCCGCTCACCGGCCTCGATCCTGGCAATCAGCACGTTCTTCTGACCATCAACCAGCCGGCCACCGTCTAGGTAGGGTTGCTTCACCTTGCGGTGGACCTCCTCGACGTGCTTGCGCGCGGCGCGTAGTGTGTTGGCCAGCGACCCGCACTTGGCGAGGGTTTCTTCGTCCTTGCAAACCGCGCGGTGAACCGCACCGGGCTTGTAGGCTTCGGAGTTCGGATCGCCGGCACCGAGCAACTGGTCCAGTTTATCGAGGAAGTCATCACGCTCGCTCAGCAGTTCCTCACGGAACTCGATCGGGATCAGTTCTTCAAGTGGAGGCTTGTTTCCGCCAATACCAATATCGGGATTAGCGGAAGGCCTTACGTCAGGCCACGGCGCGACATCTGAAAACATAGCGCTCATCTCCAAGTTACTCCATTGCGAATGTCGGCGATCGTTCGGCGGCTCACGCCGAATTGAGATCCAATTTCTGAATTGGACCTGGTGGGAAGAAGCCTGCGAATTTGATTGACCTCGGCAGTGCGAAGTTTGGCCTGCGCGCGATCTTCGCCTTGAGGGTGTCGCCTCTGAGATTTATTAAATTCTGGGGTCACCCAACGAAGATTTTCCGCGCGGTTATCCCACCGGACCATGTTGATATGATCGCACTGAAATCCTTCTGGCGGTGGTCCATTGAACGCCTCACAAACAAGACGATGAATGAATGCCTTTGATCGCTTGCCGCCAATTCCGATGGACACCTGCAAATATCCATGCGTGTGCCTTACCGGCTTCAATATGCGCCGGGTTAGGCAGTTACGGATGCGGCCCAGATTGCTGACTTCACAGCTTAGGCGCTCTATTGGTTTCCAAATTTCAGACATCAGAACTGCAATGGCTCCTGTGTGCTAAGCGGGTCGCGCTTGCGGCCAGGTTCGGCATAGGAGCTGTCCGGCGCGTGCTCGCGGGCCCAGCGCTGGCGGTTGCAATAGGTGGTGTAATCAGCCTCGGAGATCGGCTCTCCGGTGCAGCCAGGCCAGATCCGGTCAAAGTCTGCGTAGGGCTCGCCGTTGACATCGGCCTGCCAGCGCCAACTGCGGTCCAGCACTTCGCCGGTGACCGGATCAATCGGCGGGCCGTAGTGGATCCGAACCCCGACCGCGACAGATCTGCCAGACAGCCGAAATCGGAAATACCCAGCCTCGGGCTTCGAGACATCTTGGGCTGTCACCGCAGCGCCCTCACCGTCGCAAAGTCGACGACATTGGCCGGACGCTCGCCGATCGCCTTCATCAGCGTATCGACCAGCACCGCGCCATCGCGGGTGTCCTGGATGCTGATGCCGCCATCGACCGACCGCTTGGCGATCTCGTCGTAGCAACTGTCGAGCCATTCCTGCTCGCTGAGGTTCCGGGTGAGCATCACGCGATCTCCCGGTCCATCGAGAGCGGGCGGCGTTCGCAGTCCGACCACAACGCGCGGCGGGCGCGTTCGGCCAAAACCTGCGGGACAAGGCGGCTCTGGTCGTTGGTGGTGTGCCAGCACGGCATTGAGAACCTCGGTTCTATCCGCTTCATTTTCTGCTCCTGAAAATAGACAGGACCACAGCACCGATGATCACGATGCTGATCACGTTTGCGGCCCAGATGATCCAATGCGGCATGGGAAGTCCTAGAAATGACGGGCGGCCAGAGGTTGCATCAATGACCGCCCGCCAAGGTGTCGCGGCCGAATTGTTCGGGCGACCGCGATGCGGGGAAATGGTTGGGACAGCTCTGCGCAGCGCTGCACTCGACCAGACCCGCAATGACGCGGTCGGTGAAGTGCAGCAGCGCGGCGAAGGCGGTGGTGAGGAGGATGGCGCGGGTCATGCCACACCTGCCAGCGCCGGAATGGCCATCCGCATCTCAATGTCGGTATCGTCCCACGATCCGATCCCGGGCGACGCGGGAAAGCCGGCGTTGACCAGCCACGCAAACCGATCCTGGTTGGGGGTGAAGCGGAACCGCGAGACGTTCAGCAGGACATCGCGCTCCGCCGAGCGAGCGACGTAAACCGGGTAGTCAAACCCGCAGTTGTCGCGTTCGATCTGGACGCACAGACGCCAGCCATCGACAGGCTCGATGTAGGGGAGAGGTTCGGCCGAGTAGCGACCGTGGGGAGTGTGTTCCGTCTGGCTCATGCCGACGGTGTTATGCGATTATCGCATCGCCCGCAATACTAAAAAAGCGATTATCGCATCATTTTTCGTGCGGCGTCTTTCTGGCCGAAGGAATCAGTAGGCCAGCAATCAGCAAAATTCCGCCCAGCAGGAGGAGCCTGTCACCGATCCAACCCACCTTCGAATGGTGTGCGACGACTGCGGGAAACTCTTCAAGCTCGCTGAGGTATTGCTGATTGTACTGGCCGCCCTGCGACACCGGCGGGGGCTGCGGAACCGTCGATGGGCCGGTCGCGGAATAGGCCGCGGCGAGCAGCCCTGCGGCGATGATCGCGATGCCGGTCTTGCTCAGAGAGTTGAAGCTGAAACTCGACATTGTGATCACATCCTTCTTCCGACCCAGACCAGCCGCCCGATTATATGGACATCCTCAAGCGGTACAACCTGGTCGGCAATGACGGCATTGTCAGACATGATAACCAGCTCGTCACCATACTCGCCGCGCTGGCGCCGCAGGCGCTTCACCATGCCGCAGCCCGCGTAGCTGAGCGCCCAGATCTGATCGTTGAAAGCCACGCGGTTCTGCGATGAATCGATCATCAAGAGATCGCTGCGCAGCAGCGTCGGCTCCATACTATCACCCTGCCCTGTGGCAATGAACAGATGCTCGATATTGGACCGCGTCACGCTGCGGATGAGGCTGAGGTTGAAGGGAATGATCCCTGTGTCGGGGAAATCATCGACGATCGCGCCGTCTCCCATCGAATAGGAGATGTCGACCTGGCGGACATAGATCAGGTCGCTCTGCGAAAGCACTTCCTGGCTTTCAAAGCCAAGCCCGCCTGCCTCCATCATCGCCTTGATCCGCAGCACCTCATCAGCGGTGAAGCGTCTGATCCGCGCCATCGCCTTTGAGACCTTGTCTGGCGTAATACCGAGTGCGCGTGCCAGATCCGCTTGGGTCTGGCCGATGTCTTCGAGCCATTGTCTGATGTGTTCCGGGTCCATGACACGGTTTCGCGCATCACCGCGATCCACGCAAAAGCGAATATCGCATTTTGGGTGTTGCGTTTGCGTTGCGATTATCGCATTAGGGTGAGCATGAACAGTCATGCAAAAGCCATCATCAACGCTCTGGGCGGCACAAAGGCTGTAGCCAAGGCCACCGAGGCACCAACCTCAACAGTCCAGAGCTGGAAGAAGGATGGGATACCTCCGTCCCGCCTTGCCCACCTGAAATTGCTCGCCGAGGTGAAGGGTATCACTTTGCCCGAACCAGCGGTCAACGCCGAATGATCCCCGGGGGCCAGTCCTCGGGTCGCCGCGCCCGGTACGGCACAACGCCGGCCGGGCGCAATGGTGTGTGCTTCGTTCATGGGAGCCTTGTGCCCCATGCCTGACCCGCTGATCCACGGCATTCGCAAGACCGTTTCCGCTTTTGATGTGGTTAATGCGTTGGCTGATGCGCTGGGCGAGATCCGCCAAGCCGATCGCCTGACTTGGTCCGACATAGGTGTGGTGCTGGGCCGCAGCGATGATCAGGCCGCTAAGTACGCCGACGGCAGCGCAACGATGGACGTGGTTACCTTCTTCCGTGCCCGAACGGCATGGGGGTCTCGCTTCACCGGTTATTTCGATCGGCTCGGTTTGACTTCAACCCAGACCGACGACCGCCACGCCCAGACTGAGGTTCTGGCCGCCGCGCTGGCACTGTCGCAGGCCCTTGAGGGCGACAACACCATCACCCCCGCCGAAGTCAAAGCGATGCGCGCCGTTCTGGATCGCGCCCGCGATGCGATCGAAGCCCAACTCAAGAAGCTGTGAACGAGAGGAAAAAGACATGACTGACCTTGTGACGATCATTGCAATTGCCGGCGCGGCGGGAACCGCGATCAGCGCCTACCAATGGCGCCGGGCGCGGGAAGACGCCCAGTTTTACGAAGGCGCGTTTCACGATCAGGTGAAGGCTATTGCTGAGCGCGACGCCAAGATCAGCGCTATGAACGACCGCCTGGCCGGGTTCGAAGCGGCCGAGTTTGCCCGCAAGCGCAGCCTGTCGGAACGCGGCAAGAAGGGCCGTCAGGTCCAGCTCGCCAAAGCCAAGGAAACCGCGATCGAGAAGGCGGTCCAGCAGGTCGAGGCGCGCGACCGCACCATGAAGGCAATCGCCAGCACTCCGATGCGCAGCCGGGCCAAGGTGGTCGCGCCGGTCAAGGCGGCGCGAACCCGCAAGAAGAATGCAGGCGGAGGCGTGGCTGCGTCACAGGGGGGATGAGGTCCGTAATCAACCTATTGGCGCTGACCTGCGGCGGGGGCCCTCCACTCCTACGGAAGCGCGGACGATGCGGAATGAGCCGTGAACCGCCCGACCTGAACGCCCGGCGTTAATCCCGCTCCACGCGAATTTTACCAGAGAAGGAACCGATGATGGCACGACCGAAGAAGAAGGACGATGAAGTCGTCATAGTGAAGTCAATGGACTTCGATCACGTCAAGAAGCTCTATTTCAGCGACATCAAGCCCGGCAAGAGCCAGTCGGCCTCGCACGCCCAGAGCGTTTCCGAAGCGATGAAGGTCATCAAGAAGACCTGCCATGTAGAACCCCAGGGTGCGCGCGCCGCATTCAAGGCGTTCGAGATGGAAGACGCGATGCGCGAGACCCATATCCGCAGCCTGGTCGGTACGCTCAACGCGCTGCTCGGCACCGAAGTCCTGAAATGCAACTTTGGCGACATGGTCGACCAGATGCAGGCAGAGGATGGCTATGCCCGTCCGAAGCCATCGCTGGTCGCTGTTCCCGATCCGAGCGACGGCACCGAAACCGATCTCGCCGATGCGGCTGAGTTCACCGAAGCCAGCGAGGAAGAACTGGCCCAGCAAGAAGGCCGCGGCGCCAAGGAATCGGAGGAAGACTGACCACAAGCAGTCTTCACCGAGGGGCGGGCGTTTCCCACGACCCGGGCGTCCGCCCCAAATCTGAACACTGCTTGTGGAGCGTGCCTTGAAAACTCTTTCTCTCGATCTCTCCAAAACCCGCACTGGTTGGGCATGGTGGGACGGACATTCGCCGGTCCCGCGCTACGGTTCATGGGTACTTGGCAGCGAATACACGACCAACGGCGGCGTATTCGCCAAACTGGCGTCCTGCCTTGCAGAGCATCATCAGGTGATGCCGTTCGAGCGGATCTACGTCGAGCCGCCGATCGTCCCGGCGCAGCTTCAAGGCAATACCACGATCCAGACCATCCGGCTTGCAATCGGTCTTGCTGCGACGCTGGAGTATTTCGCCCACCAGTACCGCAGCCACGGAAAGCATCCGACCCGCGCCCCGCTTGAGATCAATGTCGACACATGGCGGCCGGAATTTATCGGGCGAATTGCCGATAGCGAAACCAAAGCCAGGGCCCGTCGGCTCAAGAAGGCCGGAGACAAGCGCGCATCGGCCCGCGACACCCTCAAGGCTCTGACTGTGCTGCGCTGCCGCCAACTCGGCATGACACCGCACTTTGACGACGAAGCCGACGCGATTGGCATTCTTACCTACGGCCTGCTGTTCGATGAGATCACCCCGCCGTGGATCGCCGATGAAGTGCTGCGCGTCCCATTGGAGATACCGGCATGAGGGACATTCCAACCATCAACGGTGACTGGGAATCGCGGATCAACCGCGGGCACTTCCCGCATGTCGAGAAAGCCGTCCACTACGTCGATAAGGCTGGCCGCGCTGCGCTGAAAGCAATGCTGGCAGACCTGCCGGACCCGCGAGACTATGCCTTCTACATGGCGTCGTGGCAGGTCGAGATGCTGCTCACCGCCTACCGCCGCGAAGACTGGTATCTCCCTCTTGAGGTCCACGCCAAGGCGCTGCGACCATATGGCTTGGTTGACTATGGC